GTAGACAAGCGTGCTAAAAAAAGGCCCTGTGAGCGTGATCCCTTAGAGCTATTGCATCGTTTGCAGCAGGCGACCATATTCTCAAGGCTTATAGGATCTCCTCCGGCTTTGATGCTTTGTATGTGATCCACAGTATTAGCATCTTGTCCACAGTAATAACAAACGTAACCGTCTCGAGCTAGGACTAGGAGCCGTACCTTTTTGTAGTCTTTACTTACTCTTGGATCCTGCCTACCTCGTACCATTAGTAGTGACCAGTCCTCTTATGAAATGACCAAGCCTTACATACACTGCCGTACCTGTGTGCTATGTACTTAAGTCCTAAGTCTATCTGTATATATGGATCTTTAACCTTGAGCTTAAGTAGCTGAGGTATGCCGTATGCAGTGGACTTAGGGTTATCTGCTCGAGGATTCCATTTACTCTCTTTATCCCATAAGAGTACTAAGCATTGGTACTCATTAGCATTATGTAGCTTTATATGTGCATAGAGTTTGTAGTTATTAACATCTCTTGCAGTACTTACCGCTATCGCTTGAGGGCTATTGCCAAATACCAATAGACCGGCCAATAGCACCAGACTACGCCTGCGAGCTATCCGCCTCAGCGGCTCGCCTGCGAGTATGGAGCGTAGCCTATTAGTCAAGTTACTAGCGAGTATGTGGATAACTCGAGCGTATTTAGAGCGTGTCCTCCACACCTTTAGCCTACCTGTGGATAAGTCCTGTGGATAACTATTCCTCATCATTAAAGGTTATCCCCATATATTTCATTACGATATCGCACACGATCCAGCCGGCTGCATATTTCTCCGGTACGTCTAAGAGCTCGGCTAATTGTTTAGTCCTATGCTCGAATAGCTCTTTATTATGAGCTTTAAGTATCTCGTCTTTACTCACTGATGTCCCCATCCAGTACCCTTAAAGCTTACGCCCGGCACTGAGTAAACCTGCCTCATAGTAAGACCGCAACATAACGGCGCTACGTTTTCCCCTATCGGTTGATGAGTCTCGTACCGGATATTGCAGCTTATGCACTCATACTCATAGCTCGGCATCGCGAGGCTCCTCGACCATACATACACCTATAACCCCACACTGAGTACACTCAAGCGTTTTAACGTATGGCGGTAGGTTATCGGTAATGATGCGCTCGATCTGCTCTGTAACCTTTTTACAAACTCTGCACTCGTACTTATATGTAGTCATCCTCGGCACTCCTCGCATAACCATAGGATTACGGTGCCTGATATGTCTATCACTTTAAAGCCAAAATCTCCTGACTTAAGCTCCTGGCATCCATCGCATCGCTCAGCCGGTGCGCTAGTAACATCGCCGTTTTCACGGATGGTCGTAACTACACCATTCTTAATAAACGTCATTTCTCCCATTAGAGTTTAACCGCCTTATCGATATGTAATAGCGCTACCTTTTTGTCGATCACTGGCCCGTTATCCACGGTGCTAGAGGGTAAGCGCTTAGTAGTGAAAGTAACCGTTATTTTGCGTAGGTTAAACGCGTATATGCCCTTAGGCGTTGAGTTAATATAAAACGGGGTAAAGCCAAGATCGTTAGCCCTATCCATAAGAGACTCGTATTTATCCTTTTCGAGTATGAGCTCGTCGTAATGAGTATGCCGGCATTTAAGCTCTATCGTGAGCCTATAGCCATTACTTGTAGCATCTATGTACTCGTAAGTGTGCTCGGACTTAACTAGATCCTCAAGGTATGTAGCCTTGATATAGTCAAATAGAGCCTGCTCGGTCACTGTTGATTTTTCCATTTACCGTCGCTGCCTACTACTTGCCATAGAGGGTCGCACTGCGTATTTTTATTATTTTGAGTGCATCGCCAAGCCGCCCATTTGTTACCGGTCTTAGCGCTCTTGCCCTCAGCCCATACTCTCGTACCGTGTACGCATCGAGGAGGCTCAGCCGGTAACTCACCGCCTAGCCCTTGTTGGATCTCAGCTATAGCCGTGGCCATAGTAGGGATACCCTCACTAGCTGCATTTGTCGCCCACGGATCAACCTCGACGTGTGCAGTCTCTACCTTTTGCATATCTTGTACTGTTGGTCTACCGCCTTCACTCGGCGTAAGTAGGCCAATTACTCTACCGTAGGCGCTTGTAAAAGTGTCCTCAATAAACCATTTTTTCATATTTTGCGGATATGTCGCTACGTTACCAAAAGCGTAATCGACTGCGCTAGGTACTGAGTCCTCGTACTCACGATAAGCCTCAGCTCTTACTAAAATGGTGCCCTTGTCTAGGTTTATATCCTCAATAAAAGCGACTAAGCGGCCGCTAGGGTACTCAGTCCTAAAACGTTTGATCCGGCTATTTACATCCTCGTAGTTATCTAGAAAGCCCATTATCCGACCAAGCCTTTATCTTTGAGAGCTTGAGCAATAGCTCGACCCCTAAGGTATCCCTCGCTATGGCCCTCTCGATATCCGAGTGTATAAGCAGCTTTAATAAACGCTGCCATTATTGCCGTTACTGCTAAGACTATTAAAAAGTCTGCACTGTTCATATATCGCCCTTTGTTAAGGCCGATTAGGCTACTACCCGAGTAGCCCTCTCGGCGTGTGTAGTATCAGTATGAGCCTACCCTCCGACATAAGGCAAGTATTTAGGTAGGTGTGTCGGTTTTTACAGGATCTTTAGCTTTAGATTTAAGCCCATTACCGGCGAGTACGCCTCCTAGAGCACCCGTTAAGAATATAGCTAGAGTCTGTAGTAGTTGGATAAAGTCTCGATCGTTAGGAGCTTGAGCCCCTACGGGCTGAGTAACAAAGACAAGCGCATAAACTGCCCCTGCAGTAATTACAAAAAAGGTTAAGGCAAGTACCGCACCTATAAGAAAAATAAGGCGTGCGTGTATATCCTCAGGCGAGAGCCGTTTTTTATCCCTACTCATTTCGTTTAATAAGATCCTCAGTGCAGGTCCCCGTAACCTCGCACTGAGGCTTAACGCATTGAGGCTTTTCCCAGTTCTTGTACTCTTGGCACTCATACCTTACCCATCCATCGTAACCGCACCCCGATAGGAGCAAACTCCCCAAGATCGCCCCTATCAGGGCCCGCATTACTTAGAGCCTAGGCCGTACTGCTTTTCGCTTGGCTGCAAGGCTTTAAGTAGAGGTCCTACTAAGCCTGCGATAAACGCATTAGCTAGTACTTTAGGATCTGTAATACCGGACATATAGAGCGCCGCTGCACTTGCTAGAGCTGCTCGTGCATATGATTTACCAGCTGAGATTAGTTGCTCTTTCATTGGTCTACCTTTCGTGCCCTTAAGGTGTGTCTAACTATAAACCTAAACTCTCGATTAAGGCTTTAGCCTTGGCGGGTGATATTTCTACCTCAAAGTGCATATCGTCCGGTCTGCTCTTAAAATCGCCGCCCCACTTAAGGCCGTATTTTTTAGCTAGCGCTCGCAGCATCGGTATTTTCTCAGCCGGAAAGGTACCGGCCTTACCGAGTGGATGCTTTGTAGCGTTTAGATCGATCGCCGTACCGGATGAGTGGCAGCTCAAACGGTCAATAGATCCGCGCACCATCCTAAAGGCGTAGCCCCAGTCATCGTATGTACCCTCATCGATCGGCTCGATCAGCGTATGAAACTCGGCAGCAAAAGCGGCCAAGAGTGGGCCCACACTCTCAGCGCACTTAAGCTTACGATCCGTACCCTTTACCGGGTAGGACTTTATTTTTATCTTGTCCGGATCCTTAGAGGCCGGGTAGCCGTTATAACTCTTTAATATCGTGCTCGGCATTAGAGCACTCCCAGCGCTTTAGATTATTAAGTAATAGTTCATCGTGACCGCAATCAGGCATAGGAGCTATAAACGCATCATCTATAGGATCGTATGTATAGCCAATCCCAGCGTAGTTATAACGTATATTTCCATTATAGCTAGTGCGAACTGCGCCGTAATACTTTTCCCACGACGTAACGCCGTCAATTAAATCATTTTCATCTCTGCCTACGATTACCTGAGTAACTATATTATTTTCGTCTAAATATGCGTAGTGTGCCATTATGCCCAACTTACTGTATCGGATACGCCTGCGGCTGTAATTGTTGAGACCTTAAAACCTCCGGCGCTCGCTGTAGATTGGACTACTCCACCAGAGAATGTTGCCGTTACAGAATCTGGATACTTAAGGATAACTACGCCAGATCCACCTGAACCATTGCCACCTGTCGGAGAAATTCGTCCATTACCACCGCCACCTGAGCCTCTGTTCACTGTGCCGTTGCCGCCATCGTTGGAACGATCGCCACCATTACCACCGCCGCCTGAGCCGCCTGTGCCGCCCGTG